ATGAAAAATAAGAAGAAAAACGAAATCGTACCTGTAAACGTACCTGGAAATTCTGTAATTTCTATTGAGATATCTATGGCGGAAAAGAGATATTCGCAGCCAAAATTATATATCCCCAGGGTTAACGGCAAACCTTCCGTTGCTCCGGGAAAAAGGTGGTATGTCTCATTCTATTGGCGAACAGATCCGAAAGGACCGTTAGACCGTAAATTTTCCTTTACAAAAAAAATCAACCGACTTAAAACTGTTAAAGAAAGAAAGACTGCAGGGAAACACCTGGTTTCAATTTTGACTTATGCCCTGGAGCGCGGTTGGGTTCCAGATAAGGAAGAACGGAAATCTGCTAAAGCAAAAAAACGCGGTCCTAATATGAATCTAGGGACCGCTGTAGATTATGCTTATAAGATCAAATTAAAGTCCGGAAGAAAACCTTCTACTCTTAACGGCTATGAATTTCACAAGAACCGGTTCCTGGAATGGGCAAAAAATAACGGCTATTATGGATTGGATCCGGCGCGGTTTGGAATAGATCAGTTTTATGAGTTCCTGGATTGGCTTCGTTTTGATTATGTGAATGAAAATACCGGCCGGGAAGTTTCCGGCAGTTCGGTTAATAACCATAAAGGAAGTCTTTCAGCATTATTTACCACAATGAAAAACGAACGGCTAATTCCTTTCAATTTTATAAAGGATATTCCAGACGTCGAGGCAGAACCGGTAAACAACAAAGCATTTACTATGGAAGAGCTCCAGCTTATCAAAGAAGAGCTGGAGAAAACAGATCCTTACCTTAAACATTATATGGCCTTTGTGATTTATTCACTTTTACGGCCGTTGGAGATCTGCAGGTTAAAAGTAAAAGATCTCAATACAAAAAACTGGTTGCTGCAGGTGGAAACGAAAACAGAAGATCTAAGCGTTCGCCGAATTATTGAAAAGCTAAAACCAACTATTAAAGAGATGGAGCTCGAGAAGTATCCGCCTTCTTATAATCTTTTTAGCAATAAAGATCAGCCGGCCGATTGGGATGCTTCCCTGAAGACAATGGCCGATCATTTTGGAAAGCGGTTCCGGGTGGTAAAGACAAGGTTAGGTTTTGGCCGGGAATACGGAATTTACTCTGCCAGGCATACGGCAATAATGAATTTATACAATTCTCTGGTAGATGAAGGAAAAGGGGAAATGGAGATCCTATTCCAATTAATGCCCATCACCCAACATAGATCTATTGCCGGAATAAAAAACTACCTCCGGAAACATAAAAAATCCATTCCTCCAGATCACTCGAATATTTTCACTTTAGATTTTTAGTATCTTTGATTATGGCACATAAAATTTTCCATAGTAAAAGAAAATTCGATCTTAACGATCTCGATCTAAAGCACATTAAAAAAAAGTGGCTCGCTTTCGTAAAGGAAAATGAAGTAATTCCCTTTGTTCACTATATGGAAGAGCACTATTTCAATATAGAAGATTTTCAGAAAATATCTAAGAAGAAGATTTTGAGTTATGAAGACGCTGAAGATCTGGATCGATATTTACACAATCACGCTGTTTATCACGGAATATCAAAACCTCGTGATCCGTTCATTTTCTAAATAATAATATTATGGAAAAAATTTTAAATAGATCTCGAGTTTTGAAACTTCAAATTCCGAAAGGCTGCGAAGTTCAGGTTCAGGAAGCTTTAGAATTCCGATTTTTGAAATACCCGGAGGATCTAAAGGACTGCGTAATTATGGAAGGTATAGATCGAGGATGCCTTTCTATTCAATGGAAATTTGAATCGAGCTTTAATAAAGGTGAAATGATTGGCCATTTTAATTACGACAATACCAGGTTTATAAAAAATGAACATTGGAGTGAGCGAATGCGAATAGCTAATGGGAATCCTACACCGTTTGTCCAAAATGCGGAAAATATATTCGTACCGGCGGTTTAATTGGCAAAACAAATACTACCAAAGCTAGCTGTACAGATTGCGGATAAATTTCTTAGATTTATATTATGGAAAACAAACCGACTTGCGGTAATTGGACGCCGAAAAAAATTGACCAGAATTTGTGTGGTGATTTTGATTTAAAAAACTTCCTGTCTCATACTGATTACATAGCTGATGAGTTACAAAGAAAAATGAGAACTGATTTCTCCCTTAAATTAGAGGAATACCTGGTTGAAAATCTAAAAAAACGAGGATACGAATTTAAAAATCAAAATGAGTTTTTTGAATTCTGCAAAGAAAGGATCCGAAGAGTTGAATTTAGAGAAGAGGAAGAAGTTCATTATTACTTAGATTTTATTTCAGAAGAGGATAGTGGAGAACTGATTGGTTTAACTCATGAAAACAGGGTTAGGTTTACCCACGAGAATAGAAAGATAACCGGCACAATTGGTTAGACCCTGTGCATTATGGCAAAAGTCAAAAATAAATATTCAAGAGATAGATTAATTAAAACTTGGGATGATCATGTCCAGGGTTACGAATTCGAGATCGATTTAGTAAACAAAATGATAGAGCCAGTAATACTACCTTTCCCTTTTGGATGCGCAACACCAATTACATCTTTTTACAATGGAAAAGAAGTCGTCAAATGGTTAGACCATAACGGCAATGAAATTTAAAACGTCTCACTTTCCAGATCCACCTTCACCACTTTTTCATTTACACTTTTAATAGTAAGCTCTTTTATAATGTGCTGCTCATTGTATTTGTAGCTGAGTTCTTTTATATCAATAATTTGATGGGCCGAGCATTCGAAGCTCTCTTTAAAAGTTTTGCTGTGGATCCTTAAATCTATCCAGGAGCTCCACCAAGTTTTAAATATATTATCAAGCGATATTTGCCTGGTTAATTTTTCGCTGCAGGTAGGCAAATTGTTTTGATCATAACCATCGTAAACTACCAGGTTAATTTTTGCTTTTTCTTCCGGCCATACTGCGGTAGTAATATCTTTGTTCCTTTCAACCACCAATGGCTGAACATCCATATCTATATTCACTACATCATCGCCTTCTTCATCCTGGTCTGAATAGATCCTCCCGTTTTTATTTACAAATACACGCTCGCCATTGGCGTAACTCAATTTATAGAATCGGTTGGTGTTATTGGTAATAGTTGGTTCGGGAATTTCAAGATGATCATGTTTTCGTACATTTTTCTGCAGCACCGATTCCTGGGCAAAATTGATATTGACAAATCGCTCGTTTATATCAATATCCAGGTTAAGCCAGTTCGCAATTTCATTCACAAATTCCCCTGCAGTCATATCGGGAACAAAATTTTTTAAACTAAAAACATTTGGAAATTGGTTGAGCTGGCCACCTTTGAAACTGTACTCAAAATTATTCCATTCGCTAATGTCTTCAGTGGTATGATTAAGCTTAAGCTGCACCACGATCTTATCATACTGATCGGCCTCCGGAATATTAACGCTGTAATTATCGTCCAAACTTACCCGATTGTTTTGAGAGCTGGCTTCAAATAGTGGTGTTCGAGCTCCGCTTAAGGCATCTTCTGAAAAAATGTTGAATTCAAAATACCTGGCAAGTACAGGATCCAGGTTTAAATTATAATCAACTTCATAGTCGCCGGGCAAAGTTGGTGTAAATTCACGTTCATAAATTCCCAACGGGCCATAATAGCTAAATTCTGTATCAACGGGAGTTGAAAAACTAAACTGCACATATTCGGCTCCTCTAAATTTCTCCAGGTAATTTTCTGGAACGTAAAGCACTTTCTGCAACAATTCATTTTCAAAAACTTTACCCATTACACGTTTCCCTGCCGTTTCATAAATAAAACGCAGGATCTCGAGAACATAAGGAAAGGGTGCCAAAACATTGCGGTTAAGAAACTCACCATTTACTTCTTCGTTTTCAACATAATCAAAGCCCTGGTAATTATTTACAAAACCTTCAAAAGCTTCGTAATTAGAATCTTCTTTAATTTTAGGGCGATACAACATAGGAAAATTAAAGCCTACCTGAGGCCAGGATTTTATTGAATTTCCCTTGGCCAGCATAGCAGCACTGGTAGTGATATTTATTGGCCAGGGAAGATCTTTTAATTCCCTATCGTAAACCGGTAAAGTTTCATCACCATACACCAGGTCACATTCAATTTTGCTACCGGTAACTTCTCCTAAAAATAGAATGGCTGAATAGTGCCTGGTTGGCATAATTATACGACAGGAGATTTTGGTCTCTAGATTGCTGATGTTTTTTAGCGTGGGGATTCCTAATTTTCTAAGTATATCGGGTGTGCCATCTAAATAAAAGGGGAGAGAATAATTTCTATTTATACTGTTGGTAAAAAGATCGTTCTCTTCTTTTAAGGTCACACCAAACGTACTTATATCTAATTGAAAAGTTTCTGTTTGTATTACTATCATTTTACTGCAGAATTAAAATCTAAAGTGAAATTTCTTATTACTCTCCTGGTCTCTGAAGTTGCTAAGCTTCTAAAATCAGGAATAACTTCCCAGCGTTTTCCGGCACTTTCTAACCAAACACGGCGGCTATCTAGAATGCCGGCCAAAAATTCGGTTTCAGTTTCAGAATAAATATTCCCGGTGCCAATAGAGAATGACTTAGGTCGTTTAATATCGATGATGCTAGAGTAATCTTTCCCAGCGCGATTGTTTACCACGATTTTATTATCGCGCTCCCCTTGAATGGTAAGTACTCCGTCACAACTAAAGACTTCAGGACAATCCCATTCGTTTTGCCAAATAAGGTATGTAGAAGGCATTTCGGTTGGTTTGATCCTTACCGAAAGTTGAACGGGCCCGCAGGAAATTTGGATTTTATTCCTGGACTGAAGTTCTAGATCTTTCAGCTCCAGTAAAAAAGTAACCACAGTGCCAGATTGATTTACTGGAATACTACCGGTATAATCTCCGGAAATAGCAGCTTCGTTAATTGATTCTTCCTGAAGAAAAGAAAAACAAACCACTCCATCTGCGGGCACGGTAATCTCTTCAGGTAATTTGGTGAGTACATTATTCTCCGGACTTGTACCATTTAAAAATTTTACATTAGTGTAAGATTCTCGAAGGTACATCGCTGCATTGCCCATTTGCTTATCATACACCGAAAAATCCATTGCTATTGGTGAAACCGGGTTAAAAACCTGGCTGGCCATTTCTGGTACCGGAGAGGGAACCAATAGAATATCTGTTTCCTGGCCAATGATTATGGAGGCAGCATTTCTATAAAACGGCGCCTTTTTTCGATATCGGGAATTCTCTAGGGTTCCCTTGGTATTAAAATCTATAATTGCCTCGGCATTGGCATCTGCAGAAGTTAACTGCAGTGTCACCCTATCGTCTGCAAAATACAGCGCATTACTTTCAATGCCTGAGATTTCTTCGGAAACAACAGTAAGTAAAATTTCAATTATTTCTACACCAAAGCCTTCTCCCGAAATTTCAATTTGTGCCGGGTAGCTGCCTACCTCCAATATATCGGTATTTTGCGTGTTCACTTTTACAGAATTGATACCTGCCTGGATATTGGCGGTTTCCAGAGATAACCAGTTTACATTGGTGGTAAGGCTGGAATTTACCGAAGCATCTACAGTAAACTGGGCATCTTTTGTAGAAGGTTCGCCATAGTTTTCTGAGAAAGTAAGTATTTTCGGATTTACATTTAAATAATCAGCTTCATCGCCAGTGCCTCGAATTACCAGGTAAGCAGAACCGGTTTTTTCTGTATCACCATCAGAAACTATAAAAGTAGCAAGGTGTAAACCATTAGGCATTCCCGCCGGATCTGCATTTAAAGAGATCGTAGTATTTCCCTGCCCATTATTTTGTGAAAAAGAAAGCCAGGACTGATTCCCGGAAATACTCCAGTTATTATTGGTTGAAATTCTTAGAAATTCTCCTGGAGGAATGTTCCCGCCCCTGGTAAAACTAAAACTTAAAATTCCGGGACTTATAGAAAGTGGGGTATATTCTAAGATTCTTAAATTTACTTTTAAAGTATAAGTAAGTGTACCGGGTATTGGGCCAATCCTAATTTTACCTCTTACTTTAACTTCTGCAGAATGCAGTCCCGCAGCTAGATTGTTAGCATATTGTGGGTTAATTGCTATGCTATAAGCTACTTTGTTTACGTAGCCATCAGCTTCTTCTAGATCATCTAAAATTACCGCTAGCCAGTTTGGTTTTTGAATAACTTCCAGAGAACTACCAGAAGAATAAGGTATTTCTGGAATTATACGTACCGATACATTGGGAACAACTCCAGAGTTTTTGCGATAATTAAGACTTACTATCTTAGGATTAAATCCTTTAGTTTCTTCTGGCATCAGTTTTTAATTTTGGATTTGTTTTTTAGCCGGTCTACTTTCTTTTGGGTTTCCTGCCTTTTTATTTCGGCCTCTGCGTCATAATAAACAACCGCTTCTAATGGAATGTCTAGCCTTTCCATTAGCAGATAAATAGCCTGGGTTAACATTGCATCTGATCCGGAACCGATAGGATTAATATTTTCTGGATCTGAATCTGGAGAAGAAGTTGGGCCACCATCATAATAAAGTCCTAACTTCTTTCTTCTTTTCTTTTCGATGTAATTTTCTATTTGTGGCATTTCAGGATCCTTTCTTAGAACCTCCGGAATCACATATTCATTTTTATGGACATAGCCCACCGGCTCGTGACCGGAATCATCAATAAAACCTAAACCGTTGCTTCCGGTATCTCCACCATAGTAAAAACCTGAAGTTTTAACCGAACTACCTGTTTGTGAAGCACTTTTTATGGCTCCAATAATTCCGGCCACCTGTGCAGCAAAACCTATAATCAATGGAATGTTCGCAGGGAAAGGAGCGGCTGATGTTGTTTTAGCTAAACCTTTAGCAGTGTCTCCAGTGGCTTCTGCAACATTTAAAGCCATTTTTGATTTAAACAACCCTAATTGTATGGCCATTTCCCGTGCCGCCATTATTTGTTTTGCAAGTAATAATGCCTGGCCAACTTTGGTTTCTGATCCAGCTGCATTTATAGCAGCATTAAGGGAATCATTAATTAATTTTTTCCTGGTTTCGTATAATTCCCTGTCAGATTCAAGCTTCTTGTTATTGGCTTTGTCCCGGATATCCTGTAAAATATCCTGGTGTTTTTGTTCCAGGATCTGAATAACTTCATCCTTCTCCTGCTTGTTAAGCTTGAGGCGTTCCATTTCTTCCTGGAACTTCTCTAACTCTTTTTCATACCGAAGCTCTTCTTCCTCCAGTTCGCGTTCCTGGTCGGTTTCTTTTTGAGAGATACGCAACTCATCAATTAGCGCCTGCTTTTTTTCGCGGAAGGCAGCGATATCTGCAAGTTCTTTTTCTTCTTTTAGTTTCCTGGCTTCTTCAATTTTTGCATCGTGCTCTGCAGTAACCTGGTCTATTAGTTCCTGAGAAGCTTGAAGATTATTGAGTTCCTGAAGGGCTCGTTGTTTATCTAGTTCCGCTTTTTTAAGAGCTGTATTCGCCAGGCGATCTTCCCTGCGTTTAGTGTATTCTTTTTGTAGATTCTCCAGGGTTTCCAGGCGCTGTTTTTCTGCGTCCAGAGCCGCTTTTGCCCGTTCCTCTTTTAATTTTTCAGCCTCTGCAGCTGCTTTTTCTTCAGCTTCGCGTTGTTTTCTAAGGGCTTCCTGTTTTGCAATGTATTCAGGATCCTGCTCTTTATTTTCCTTCTTTTTCTTATCGGAAGCTGCCTTTTCAATTTTCTTTTGTTGTTCATCAAATTGTTTCCCTAATGCTTCCCAATCGGCATCTGCGCCAATGGTAAAGGCATCTTTTACATACTGCACACTTTGAAAAACAAATTTCCTAAATGCAGTATCGGCGGTGGCCAATCCTTCCAGAACACCGTTCATTCCTTCAAAGAATCCTGCTTTGAAGTTTATCCAGGCCACTTCTATGTTGTTTACAAAAGCAGAATATTGATCGGATTTCAGAGCATCGTTCTGTGCCCGTTCTAACCTTTTATTAGCATCGGCAACTCTTTGTAATTCCTGCTCCAATGGCGTTAGAGCTCGAGCCTGATCACTTAAAGATTGATTTACGGCCTCAAATATTAATAGAGCTCCACCGGCATCTTCACCTGCGCCTCTAAATAGATCTGCTGTCAGTTGCTGAGATTGTTGGGCATTAAGACCTATATTTTCAGCTTCAGAAGCAACCAGTTCCAGCGCATCCTTAACCGTAATACTGCCGTTATTGATATTTTTGAAGAGCTCATCTGTAAATTGTTTGCCAAAAGCATTTTCTAAAGCATCCCTGGATGCTGTGGTTTGCTCCCTTACAGATAAAGAGAATTCTTTAATCGCATCCGGAAGTTTATCGGAATAGATCTTCAGGTCAATACCGGTGTTTAAGAGACGTTGAAAATCTTCTACCGAGAAACCAGCCTGGGCAAATAGTTTAGGATATTCCTTTATGCTATCCATAAACTCTGAGTTCTCTTTTCCTCCCCGAATTAAACCATCTTCAATTCTATCGAAGGCTTCCTCGTAAGAAATACCAAAAGCTTCCACTAAGGTTGAAGCTGCAGTTAGAGACTCTTTAAAGTCTGTGCCGAAGGTTTTCTCTATTGCTGTAGCTCTAACACGAGCCTGGTCTAATGCTTCACCGCTTAACCTGGTAATTTGCTGGGTAAGCATATTGGCTTCCCGGGATTCTTCATTGTACCGAAACCATTCCCGGGTAGCTAAAGCGATACCGGCAAGCGCTAGAAGGGTAGCGCCCATAGGTGTAGCGATGAACCCCATAGCTGCAGAAGTAGCAGCTCTAATTCCACCAGCCAATCCCATCCAGGCTGTTCTAAAAGCCAAAAGATCTCCAGCTCTTATGGCAGTAAAAAGTTCAGTTAAATTTCCGCTAAATTCCTCGAGAACTTCATTTTGATGCTCTTCAGCATCTATAGTTTTTAGAAGCTCCTTTCGATAAATACGCTGGTTTTCAATAGCCTTTTTTCGATCTCGTTCTACGAGGGCTAATTTCTTTTGGGCCTCATACCATTCCTCAGTTCCTTCCTCGAGTTTATTAACTGAATTGCGGAGTTTATAAAATTGACCATTAAGCTCCTTTAGGGTGCTGTCAACCTGGGTGTCATTAACCTTAATTTTAAGGTTTAGCGCTTTATTACTACTGGCCATCTTTTGAGTTTATTTTTAGCACCAATTCATCCAGGCGAATTTGAGTGCCTTCGGTTCTGGTTCGGCTCAGTTCGGAAAACAGGAAGTCTACAGCGCCACTTTCGTTATAGATATTTTCAAAAATGTTTTTTGCCGGCAAATTGAAGTTGTGCCGTTTTCTTTGGGTTTTTGTTTTCTGGTACCGGGAGTGCTCCAGGTAAACTGTAGTTGCTTCCCGTACCCCTACAAATCCATAATTAAGAATAAACCCGGTCTTAGAAGATGTTAGATTAAGCCCAAGGAGCCGGTAATCTCCCATTTTGTGCTTTACCCTGGTATCGTCCAGAATAGGACCTTCAGGAAAACCTTCGTTCCTGATGTTAAGCTTCTGGTTAAGAACCTGCATAAGATAGTTCTCGGCCATCTTAGCAGCCTTACGACCTATTTTACGTTCTTCTCTGAATATTTTATCCTGTTCCGGACTTCTGGCCATCTTGCGAATTTTAGGCAAGTTGGCTAAGGAAGACGCTTAAAAAAAGGACAGGGATTTTAGCACACAGTTTCCAGGTCTTCCCAATCTTCCTTATTGACTTTGAAGGATTCGGTACCGGAAATTAAACCGGTAAAACGATAGCCGTAAAGCATCTGCGTAAATATTGGTCCAACCTTATGCCACCGGCAAGAATCGATTGAAAATTTACCGTACAACAAATGATCAGGATTTGAATTATCAAGACGCATCCGGGAAAGGATTTTTTTTCCGATCTGCTCACACTGATCTATCATTTCATTTTGTTCCTGGTAATTGGTTTGTTTGGGATTCATGTAAATCGTGAAAGCAAACATTCTCCCGGCCACCGAACTATTGGAAGTAGATCCCTCACCATTTCCATCTGGGCTCTCTACAGTCATGCATGGAAATTTAATCCCGCTGCGGATGCCTCCTTTAATCTCTGAGAGATCCATCCGGAAAAATGATTTATCCGGAAAATCCTTTAATGCTGTATTCAGGCTTTCGAAGTAGTCGATAATTGGTTTGTGAGTTGGGGCGATCATTTCTTTTGTTTTTTCAATTCAATGAGTTCATTTTCGTAAGGACCAAAGAAGTCGTGCACATTTAGGTTTTGAGTGGCCTCCAGCTTTGAGTGATCAAACTGGATCTTGAAGTGAAGCAGCTTTCCAAATGGGGTGTAGTGAACTTCTTTTTTTACCTGGTTCTCATCAACCTTTTCTTTTACCGGTTTTGGGAATACGTGCGGATATTGTTGCACGATATAATTCCGGCTACCTTCGTAGGCATAAGCGATGGCCAGTTTCTTTTTTACCGGTACATCATACCAAAGAGGAGAGTCCCGCTCGACAAATATTTTATTGAATGGTTTCCGGATATCAATTTCATCTTGGTTTGAAATGGCATTCTTTGTCCTGTAAAGTGTTGCGCAAAGTAAATTTAAGAAGCGGTTATCATTTGTTTTTCTCCAGTTGTAATACAGGGAATCGACAAAGGAAAATTCTTTTATAGAGATATTTTGAAGGCGATCTCCCGGAGAAAAGAAGATCTTCTTTTTTATTTTAATTGCTGCAGGAAATTTAGTTCTGGAAATCTCTGCTGTTAAAAATGAAACGTGGCTTTTATATTCTTCCGGAGGAATTTGCCGAAGCGCTATCCAAACTTTAACCGCATTGTTAGTTCTCAGCAATTGTTTGATTAGAGAAAGAAAAAGTTTTGAATATAAATAAATGGCTGTGTTTTTCTTCTCCAGTTTTTTCTTGTGGTACCACTCAAGGGAATAAGCGATTTCTTGAAGTTGGGAGTCCGTTAATTCATTCCAGGACTTTGCTAGTTTAATATTTCGGCCAAAGAGGACCAAAAGGATCCATAAAATCAAATCCTGGATAAAACGTATTGCTTTCATACTGCTAAGATGCAGTAGGAGCGGATTTAAAAAAAGGACAGCCCCCTAGCCCCCAAAGGGGGAATTATTTAGTTCTAAAATGTATATAACCAACTATTATTATGACAATTATTCCAAAGATGATCCCGAGGTTAAGTCCCCAGCTTGCTGATTGGCGATCGGTTTTTCGTTTTTTTTCGCTTTTATCGGTTTCTGAAGCTTCAGAGGTTTTATCGGTTTCTGAAGCTTCACGCTGAGTTTGGGATTTGTCTTTTTCTGCATCCCGGCGATTGCTGATGTTGATATCGGCATTGGTGGCCACAAGAGTGTCGTTACCGTAAACGATTTTCATTTCTTTTTCTGGATCTCGAGGCGAGAGATTAATATCCTGCCTAGAAGAGATCGTAATGATATCGGCCTGGATCTTCTCCAGCTCGGTTTTCTTGATATCGTTTTGTTTCAATACCGAAACCGATTCTTCTTTTTTTTGAACTTCAGATTTTCTAGTGCTGCAGCTTAAAAAGGAGAAGGCCAGGAATAGGAGTACTAGTTTTTTCATGTGAGTAGGCTATAAAAATGGTTCGTCTTTTCAATTCTGTCCTGCAGGCCATTGTAACCGCCGTTAATTCTCTTGGTTAATTTTTTAATTGAATCATCATTAACCTGGGTGCAGATTGGCCACAAACGGTTTACTTTAAAAAACCATAATGCAGAATCGAAATAGTATTTTTCGACTACGACATCCGGATTGCAAACTATCTTCGGATCCTTGGCATATTTAGCAAAGCGCTCATAATTATCTCGAAGGGTTAATTGTAGTGGACCACGACCACGGAATTTCCAACCGTCTCCGGAGAATTCATCTCCATTGCCACCCTGGTTTGCGTAAACAAAGTTTGCGATCTTCTCAGGTTGCCTGGCGATGATCATTGCCATCTCCTTTTCTTCAGCAGAAAGGATCCGGTTCTTGTCACGATCAAAATCGTAACTAAATATCTGGAGCAATCGCTCGCAAGAATAATTCAGGTTTTCAAACTCCCGGGTAAAGTTCTGAGATTCGTGAGCCATTTGCCCTATAAAGTGGGCAAGCTGCTCATTTGTAAGACAAAAAACCGACTTCATTTTTCCCAGGGTTTTCTTTCCAGGAATACCATCATTTAATAATCCGTGGCTTTTTTGCCATTTTTGGAGTTGGTTCATGGTGCCGGGGTTGTGTTTTCAAGTTTCAATCTCTGGTTCTCGAGAAGCAGCTCATTGTTTTTCTGCATCAGTTTAGATACTTCTTTATGAAGATCTCGGTTGTCTCGTTGGAGTTCCCGGATTGATTTACGCTGTTGAAGATTTTCTTCCTTTAGGCTTTTGATCTCTCCATATAATTCATCGAACTTTTTGTTCGTTTGTGTGGAAAAAGTGTCATAAACTTTCTGGATACTCTCCAGTGCAGAGGCTCCTTCCTTTTTTACATTGATGGTTCTTAGTTTCCATCCTGTAAGAAAGGTTATAACAGAGCCTAATATGCCTAGAAGAAATTGCCAGTTATTAAGTAGGAATTCGGTCATTGTAGATTTAGTTTAGATTAGTACCTAGGGCTACGATCGTAGCCGGGTTCTTCTTCCAGGTATCTTTTAATTTGGAGCTGGTCTCGTTTAAGTTGATCTGGAGAAACAGTAAGCCAAATTATTCTAGCAGGTACGATTCCGGTTTGTCCCCTGGTTTGTTTTTGATAGATGAGATTCTTATCTACTTCTATAGCAATTGTGAATTCCCGTTCCACCTCGAGAACATAACCGAAGGGATTTAGCTCTGGAGTTGCAGATGCAACATAAAATCTACCACCGTGAGAGGTCATAATTTTAGCGGAATCTCCGGAGAGATCTACTACTCTAAAGTTTGTGGTTATTGTATCAATTTGAGGTTCTGAAAGCGGCACAAGATTATTTTCTAGTTCCTGAAAATCTTTGATTAGCTCTTTTTCAAAGGCTATAACTTCAGGTTGTGCGTCTGTGATAATAGCGGCTGTAGTAGCGGCTTCCTGGTACTTGTTTTCTTCCAGGTTAAAAGCTAGATCTGCATCAGCAAATTTTTCACTGAAACGGTTTTGGCCATAACTAGAGAGTGCGACCAGGGAAATGATTAAGATTGAAAATAATTTTTTCATGATTTAGATTTGAATGGATTAATAATTAAAATTGTTAAGAATATTTTTCTATAAAAGCCTTACGATCATTAATGGTCTCGATCTCCTTAAAGGCTGAGACTTTGTATTTAGCATCAAATAATCCCGAAGTCATAGCTTTAAGGCAGTGATCTTTTTCTATTACATTTAGAATGGAGACCATAAGTTTCCCTTTGCGATTAAGGTTGTCGACAGTCTGGTTCCAGCCCAGGACTTCGCTTACTGTTTCGTGGGTATTTCCAAAAGGAAAGGTGACAGGATCCTTGAGAAATAGCCAGTTAAAGAAACCTCCAAAAGCAACATTGCCCACCTGGTCTAATGCAATAGCAATCCCAACGAAGAATTTAGTGGTACCGGTAAGGATATCCCGAATCTTTCTTTTTTTCTGACCAATGGAGGCCACAACCTTCCAGATAATTGCCGGGAAAAAGCAAACAACAAATAGAATAATTGCCAGCAGGTTTAGGAAAAGGGATCCTATAAGACCGGCGATGTTTTGAAAAGCTTCCTTTGTCCAGGAAAGCAGGGAGGATAATTTTGATTTCATTGATCAGGACTTTTAATGTTGAAATCAAAAGTCCTGATTGAGAGGTTTTAAAAAAAGGACAGGAGAATTAGGGCTGACTTTCTTCAAACTTAAATTGCTTGCCTACTACTTCACCGTTTATGGAAAGCTTGTTAAGAAGAAAACCAACGGCAAGCGGATCATTAATATTGATCTCTGGGGATTGAAGCGTACCGCCTTCAAAATAATCTAAAACCGCTTCATAAGTTGGGAAGCCGTATTCAGTAATTATTGCACCTTCAGGCATTACACCATTATTTTCTTCGAGATACTGCATTAATGGAATATTCCCGAAAAACTCAACTTCCTCTGGAGTTTCTTCAAATGAAACAAATGCGGGATTGGGATATTTAAAGAAGGTAGTTTGATTAGTGCTATTGGCATAATCACTTTCCAAGCCTATAAATTCTACCGTTTTGGCACCAATAATAATTTCTTTGCCCTCTTTAATGTAAAACAGGACAAACTTTACGGAAAGAAAATTCTCTTTCCTGCGTACAATGATCTCACGATCTTCTATGGCTACATTTTCAAAAGTTCCCTGGTTAAGTAATGGAGAAATGTATTTACCTGTAATTGGTATTAATTTCATAATTTTTTAAGTTGCTAGTTCGATATATTTAATATTGGTCAAATCGAATATTGATAGGAATATTTGAACTTGTAGATCATCATTAACTTCCGTAGAAAATGATCTTTTTAGAGTGTTATCTATATATACAGACATAAATCCATCTAAAAATCTGAATTCAAAAGTAGTGTTTGGAGCTAATTCCCAAAATGTTTCATAGGGATGCCTGAAATCCAAATAACCTATTGAATCTCCGTACGGAATTAAGCGGGAATGACTGCCAGAGTACTCATAACGCCACCGAAATAATTCTGTATTATTGGAAACAGTTTGTAAGGATACTAAATCTTTATAACCTGCTGCATTTGGATCTCCTAAAGATGATTTTTCTATACTGAATCTAAATGAAAAATCCTTTGTATAATCAAATATTTTATTCCAATATGCACTTTGATTTATTCCATATTCCCCTATTTTAACAGCGCCGGACTGAAAAACTAATTTAGGAGTTGCATTATTCCAATCTTCTGGAGATTCAGGAGAAAAAACATCTCCTAACACAAGCAAAAGTGCATTCGTGTACGTAACGGATATTCCATTATTCAGAATTACATTAAAATATCCTTCATTTGAAGAAGTGGTTACATTTACCAGAACTTCATTATCGTTCACAAATGTTATATAATTAATTGTTTGATCTTCAATTTCTACCGTCATAGTAGGAGTGAAAAAACTTCCTATAAGCCTAATATTCCCTGTTACGTTGGGTAAATGACTATTAGGAATTAATTGTCTTAAAATTGGAGCAAAATTATTTGTTAGCCCTATTATTTGCCCTGCTCTTACTCTTGTTAGTGCCATATTAGTAAACTGCTATAAGTTTATCGCCCTGGTGAGGAGCTTCAATAAATTCAATTATTTGCGTTGTGCTTTCAGTGTAATCATCACCTAAAGTCTGCGCAATCCCGTTCAAAAAGATCAATACTTTTCCTGCTGGGAATTCAGCTGAAGTTTGGAAAACTTTATTTGTACCATCAATAGCTCCGGTAAGTCCGAAGTCTATATTTCCCATTCCACTACCACCGGTTCCAGGGTCGGAAGACTTCTCTTCCCAATTAATCCCACCTTCCCCATCTGTCACCGGGATCTTATTTGCTTCAGCAGGTATGTTTTCAAAACCAGCACCGGGTTCTCCTTTTATACTTAAAAGAAAATCAGCTTCGGTTCCCTGGTTTCCTGCATCTAACCAGATTTGATACGTACTTTTTCCAGGATCTCCCGGATCCCCTTCAAGGCTGGCCAGAAAATCAGCTTCGGTTCCCTGGTTTCCTTCATCTAACCAAGTTTGATAGACACTTTTCCCATCGGGTCCTGTGATACTTAAAAAGAAGTCTGCTTCTGTTCCCTGGTTCCCGGCATCTAGCCATACCTGGTATGCGCTTTTTCCGGGAATACCTCCAAGGCTTTCTATCCATTCGGCTTCTGTACCTTCAAAGCCATTATCCACAGCACTCTGATAGGCAGATTTCCCTTTAAGGCTTTCTAGCCATTCCTGCTCGCTTCCTTCAAAACCAAAAGCTAAGGCTACCTGATAAGCGTCAAGTCCGTTATTCCCGTCTTTACCAAAATCGTTGTACTTATTATTGTACCAAAGGGAGATAAGCTTCGCATCTTTAATAATATAAAAAATGCCCTCCTGGCCATCCCCGGCCTGGTCCCTTGCTATTTTGGTATCAAAAAATTGTACTGGTGGTTCAACCTGGCTTGCTACCCATTCACCATCGGTAAAAGTTGCTACAAAAGGTGTGTTTCCGTTATCGGGTACTATAATTGCCCAACCATCTTCTTCTGCATTGGGATGCGCAGCAGCGAGATTAGGCAGGCTGGTATGGAACTGATAGAATTTCTCTGGTTGCACCTGGTTATCTACCCAATCGGCAAACCACTCAAAAAGACTGGCCGCTTCCTGAAAATCTTCAGCGGAGGCTTCTGTATTCCTATCTAATGAAGGATTTACATTCTGCTTATTTTTAAAACCATTACTTGGTCTTGGTGCCTGTGCCATATTTAGAAACTTAGAATCGAGTTAGTGTTCACTGCGGTAGATTGGGTTTGGGCTTTTTCCTTTTCGGCAAAATCCACAAAAACTGCAGGATATTCTCTTAAGTAATCAAGAAGCTCTTTCAGCTGCTCGTTTCCTTCTACCGTTTTAGCAGATTTAAGTCGCTCGAGTTCCAGGAGATCTGCTTTGGTTTTTTTCTGTCCGGGAATTTCATCGTAAGAGGTAAAGAGCCCGCCGGCATTTAATTCAAAAATTCCTTCGCTGGCCACTTCTGCAACGCAAAACGGAACCTGCGCAGCCCGGCAAAGTTCCAGGGCTTCTTTTGCTTCCGGAGATCCGGCTTCTTTGATTTGTAAAAGCGTCTCAGCTCCCAACAAACCTTTGAAGTACTTAGTTTCCACTTTAAGTAGGTGCGGGCGTAAGGCGAGGAAGGTGAGACGGCTTTTGTTGATATTAAAATATTGTTGAAAGTGTTTGGTCTGTATTGTAAACAGTTCCTTGAAAACAGTATACTTATCTGAAGCTGTCCATTTCTGGAAGCTTTCGGGTTCAGATTCCATTAGCTCGAGGGCCTCGTCTATGGCCTCGGTACCAGATTTAAGAAGTTCTACCCGCAGATCCTTAATTTGCCACCATTCGGCCGGCTTGGCATCTTGAGCAGTAGAAATAAGAAACCCGGACTGGGAGATTGAAATAATCCCAACCTTGGTGTAAGAAAGTAATGCCAGGTGTGAGGAGGCTTCCTGAAGCAACTCAAAAACTTCTTTTTGAATTCCTTCTTCCGGAGGCGTTTCACCCCATTCTTTATATAGCTCCCGCCCAATAACAGACTGGATGTGTTTGCGCTCCTGTTTTTTGATATATGGAGACACAGCTTCGAATTCAAAATTAAATTGAACGGTTACAAACTGCTTAAAGGTTTCTATGGTTTGAACTAAAGTCTTCATTTCTTCCTACGTTTTAAGATAAACTGCACCAAAAGATGTAAGGACCAGACCACAATTTCCATAATAAAAATTGCGATTATTGAGATGATTATTGAGGGGAAATAGCCCAACCATAATGCTGTTAATAGGTAAGCTAGAAGTACTGTAATAATGAAATGTTTCAGTTTTTTCATCTTAAAATTCGTTTTGGGTTCCGGTTGGGTTTTTATCGAGTGTAGTGAGATTTGTTACTGCAAAATCGCCCTCCAGGTTCTCATCCCAACCGTTATAATCGCGTAATATTCTCCAGGGCTCAAGTGTGGTTTCCCGCTTGGTTTTGAATAGGGCATTTAAGATGGAGAAAGCTTCACGCTTATTGCTGCCACCGCTATCGCCTAATTTGTTACCTGGTATTCCGGCGCCCATCAAATTGGGATCGGTTCCAATAGCACTCATAATCTCCTGGTTCCCGGCAGAGGCATCGAGAATGCCAGCGCCTTCACCATTGTTTTTTGTACCGATTTCTTCAATAGTGATCCCGTCTTCCCAATCACCAGTATTCCGGTCTTTAAATCTTGTAACCTGGATTGATTTACCGGCATTTTTATTTCCTGAAAGGTGTTCATCAATCGCTTCAGTAAGCTGCGTTCTAATTTCTTTCTTCTTTTCCGGAGTGAATTTTTTCCAGTCCTCTTCGTAGGTGCGCAGAAAGTATTCTTCACTAACTTTAACCAGGTACTTGATATTTAACTGGTTCTTGGAATAGGCTTTCTTGTAATCTGGAATAGCATTTACCACGTCCATCCAGCCGTTCCTATACACCGAGTGGTGATCAGGTTCGGGGTAATAAGTTTCGTCGATGAGCGGGTAAAAAATCGGCATCGTAAACTTATGCATCTTCTTTGCCTTACAGTATTCCTTGATTTGTTCTGCCCCGAAATAACTATCTACAACCGGTATTTTTTGAACAAATTCACTATCTACAGATGTACCACTTTGCCAATTGTGGCAGAAGTAGGCATTCTCGATTAACCCGGATTTTGGATTAATACGCTCATAGCGCATTTTTGCGGTTTGCATTCGCTTAATGGAAACCACCTTGTTATAGTCATTAGAAAGGATAAACTCAGGGAAAGCCAGGTTAAAGGTTTCCAGATCTGCAATGATCTCAGTAAAAAACCTATCAATTTTACACTTTCTGTGGAATGCGTTGATATCTGTAAGGCTCTTAATCGGGATAATTTTACGGTCTCGCTTTCCATCCTTTGAAGTGTCTTCACGGAAAATTTGAAATCCCTGGCCATAATGGGCGGCTTTTAGGAATCGGTAACTGGATCCACCGGCGCCATTCTTTTTTAAAGTGGACATAAAGTTTTGCGGGTACCGATTATCCTCTCCCCAAGGGGCTATTTTAGAGCTTCCGGTTTCTTCCGGATTAATAGTGCTGTGCTTTTCTTTCGAGTCGGAAAATGTAACGGCCGAAACCTTACCCATACCGACTGAAAAATGATCGTTATAATATACTGAGCTCATTAATAGATTACTGTTTTACCGTTGAAGGTGATGATGTATTTGATTTGGATCTTTTTTATATCTCCATTCTCCAGGCGAATATTCCGGGTCTTATTATCGAAGTGCTGCGGGTTCTTTTTTTCTTTTTGGACTTTGGAAGGTTTAAAATTCTGCAGGGCATAAATGCTGTTAGGATCCAGGCCTTTTTCGTGCATTACCAGTTTTGCCTGTTTATACTCATCTAACCTTCCGCCGGTCTTAGAATTCTTATTAAGCGTACGAACAGAAATATCAAATTTAACTGCGCGACCCTCTGAGTTGGGTGTGCGCATGATCTCCAGCACTTCATTTAAATAGATGGTTTCTTCTGCCATAGTCCAAAATTGACAAAGCAGCGGTCGGGAAAAAAGGACAGGCCCTGTGCTGTCCTTTTTTAGCGGCAGGCGATGCGTGAATTTTACCTTAAAACACGCAGATTTTGGCAAATAACGAATTGAAACTAAGCTCCAGTGACACTCATTTTGAGAACGTTCTGGCATATTATCTAGACACCGATACACCGGAAGAAGTCAAGCAAAAGCAGCTCTCTAAAACAGACCAGGATTTAAAGAAAAGGTGGGAAACGGCATTTACTGCATTGCTGGAATTCCGATCGCCTGAAGATGCGGTAAAGCGGTTAATGAATCTCTTTGGAGTGAGCAAAGCAACGGCTTACCGGGATGTACAACGCTGCGAGATGTTGTTTGGTTCGTTTAAAAGATTCGATAAGGAAGCCTGGAGATACATTTCTATAGAGCGTAAACACAAACTTTATCAATTAGCTCTTAAGGATAAGAATATAGAGCTAGCCTATAAAATTGATAAGGAAATAGATAAACTGCTGGGGCTTGATCAAGAGGACTCGCCAATTGATTTAGAGAAAATAGCTTCTCAAGATTACGATATAATTATCTCCAAGAAACAGGAACGCCTGGTTCAGAAAATTCTTGGTACCGGTGGCGCTGTTAATATGAATGTGAGTGATGCCGTAGACATCGATTTCGAGGAAATTAAAAATACCAAGGAAGATGGCGAAGCGTAGAGGAGTAAGAGGAAAGATCACGTTAAACTTTGCCCAGATTGTGGCTATTCTGGCCAAGCAGAAAATTAAGTTCCTGGAGTGGGGCAGGGGAACCGGAAAGAGTACCATTCTCGCATATTTTATGTTGATGATGGTTAAAAACCTGCCTAGGGCCACATTTATCCTGGTAGGAAATACCTATGCCCAGGTACTCTCTAATACGCTGAAATCTACTAAAGCAGCACTTGAGTTCTTCGGGATCTATGAAGATATCGATTATGTGGTTGGATCCAGTGCCGGAAAAAGAATGGGTTTTAAAATGCCCTATGAAAAGCCCAACCATTGGAAGAACATCATTCACTTTTCAAACGGCACAGTCTTTCAATTGGTAGGACTCGACAATCCTAATAGTTCTAATGGTGGGCGAGGTATTAACTCCTCGGGAATTCTTGCCGATGAAGCGGCGCTCTTAGATAACCAGAAACTTTCCATTAACGTAAAGAACACCAACCGATCATCAAAAGAGAGTATTTACGGGAATAACAAATGGGCTCTCTCAGAAACTTACGTAAGCTCCACGCCATTAACAAAGAAAGGGAAATGGTTTATAGAAGGAGAAGAGCTGGCCAGGAAGAAGCCAGATGATTATTTCTTTCATTCGGCAACGGCACATTGGAACCTTGATAATGTGCGATCGGATTACTTTGAATATATGAAGGACTCGTATTCGAGCGACCTGGTATATAATGCCGAGATGCTGAATATTAGGCCAAGGGAGATTGCAGACGGTTTCTACCCACAGCTAACTGAGGACCATTATTACACCAATAAAGATAATGATTACCTGGAGGGGATCCCGCTTAGTGATCTTGATGGAAATCCTATCTCGAGCCAGGATAAATATTTTAATAGTAAGCAGGATGCTGATGTTATTAAGAGTGACCCATTAATTGTTTCTGTCGATTGGGGAGCCAATATCAATGCGATGACTGTACACCAACAACAGAATGATACCTGGTATGTACTCAAGGAGTTTTATGTGAAATCACCGAAGATCCTTGACCACTTATTTATAGAGGAATTCCTGCCTTACTATTCCAACCATAAAAATAAAACGGTATACTTCTATTATGATAGGACGGGTAACAACCGGACAGCTAACTCAAAGATGACCTTTGCGGACCAGGCTAAAAAAATTATGGAAGATCACGGCTGGACAGTGCATAATATGACCACCGGATTGAACCCGAGTTATATCGATAAGTTCAGGCTGTTGAATGTGATGCTGAAGGATGATGGCCGAAAGAACTTACCGAAGATTAGAATTAACCAAACCAATTGCCCTAACCTGATTGTCTCACTTGAGCACGCAGAGGCATACGATCGTGGCCGAGGATTAGAGAAGGATAAACGACCTGAGCAACGGAAGGGAGTAGAGCAGGAGCACGCCACTCACTTATCTGATACTTTTGACTACCCTATCTTTGAGAAGTTCTGGGATAAATTGATTGGAAATAACGTGGGCAAGGACGATATGCCGATCACCACGTTTTAACAGGGGGTCGATTCATATTTCCGTACTAAATTTAAATGGCACAAGTCATATCAGTATAGGTCACGGCGTGTTCAATGGGCGAAAAAATGATAAAATAAAAACCTTTTTGAAGGCTTAAAAAACTGGTTTACTTTCAGTTAAGTTTTGAAAAATGAGAATGATGCAAATTAAATGATAAATATAAAATCTCACCACAATTATGTCAGTACCAAAAACAGACTGGGACCAGGAAATAAAATATTTTTTGGAAACTTATTTTGAAGTCGTAGAGAGCCCACTGGACGCAGATGAAGAAACTGAAAAGCACAGCATTTCCAGCATAACCGGAAAGGTTATGAAGGTGCTACCTTCGCAGTATATTTACGAGGACGATGTTTATAATGTACTTCTCGATCTTGGTTTTAAAATGTTCTCCTATGAAGTGCCTCCGGTAATCGATGAAGAAACGGGAAAAGAACTCAGGCCGGCCTATACAGATTATGCTTACTTTCTAAAAAGAAAAACAGCCGCACTTTAAGCGGCTGTTTTTAATTCAAAAATTTCTGAGGATTATCTTTTAAATCCGATAAATTTTCCTTCTTCATTATATCCTCTTCGACTTAATTCCTGTATTGCTAAATCCCTGGCATCATATTTTTTCAAGGCAATTAGTTTTAGAAGGATAGTTGCGCTGGTATTAAAAATTCTATCTATTGTAAAATCTTCATCCATTTCCTCAATGGCGTCGGATTGATACCAGCCTCGTGTTCCGTCTAAAAATTCTATTTGAAGATCTTCATCTTTTGTTTCAACTAAAAATCCAACCTTGCCTCTCTTATTATAAGGGTCATTTGTAAGGGTTTTGGGTACATAAAAAAGTTTCATTTTGTAAAAAATTTAAGCGTTAGTTATTATTTAATCAGTGTATTTAAATCCGGTCTTTTCAAAAAGTTCTGTTTTTAAATTTTCCATAATTTCAGGATCCGAACTTCCGTGCTCTAAAGCTTCAATAAGGTGGTAGTGTTCGCTTTCTAAAATTTCAATAAAAGACATATTCATTGTTTTTCGTTTGATCTAAAGTAACACACACCTTCCTTGATTACCAGTTAATTAAGCTAAATTAAAGCTAAAGAACTAAGATAAATAAGCCTCTAAATCACTGGTTTCAAGCTTCTCACCATTCTTCCAAACTTCAAAGTCCAGATCATTATCCTGCATATAAATAACCCAGCGTTTCACTTCTACATCAGAGTATTTTGGATCCAGTTCAATTCCTCTGCAGGCACGCCACAATTTCTCACAACTAATCAAAGTACTGCCCGATCCCAGGAAAGCATCAAAAACTATTTGCCGTTGCCTGGAGCTGTTACCAATTAAATAACTAATAAGTTTTAAAGGTTTCATTGTAGGATGCTCTGCACTTTTTGAAGGCCGGTCAAACTCCATTACAGTGCGCTGCTTTCTATCGCTATGCCAGGGATGCGCAGCACCGGTTTTCCAACCGTAAAGACATGGTTCGTGTAACCAGTGGTAATCCTGCCGGCTCATTACAATAGAATTCTTTTTCCAAATAAGGCATTGAGAGAATTTGAACCCGGCATCAACCAGTGCGCTCCTAAAATTCACACCTTCAGTATCGGCGTGGAACACATAAATGGGCGCTCCTTCTTTTGAATTCTCAAAAGTTTGCTGATAAAACTGCAACAGGAAATCGTAAAAAGACTTCGTTTCCATCTTATCGTTGGCAATTTTATCGCGCTTCTGTTTATTCCCGCCCTGGTAATCTACATTATAAGGAGGATCTGTTACTGTAAGATCAATTTGCTCGCCGCTAAGCAGCTTTTTATAAACTTCCGGCGCTCTGCTATCTCCGCAAATAATTCTGTGTGTAAGCTCTTTCTTTAAGCTTTTGAGTTCATAAATATCTCCTTCTACTGTAACTGGATCCGCGGGAGGATCTGGCTCGAAATCTTTTTCTTCTTCATCTTGAAATTCCTCCGGAACAAGATCATCTGGAACATCAATTTCACCGATGTATAAACCGAGCGCCTCGAGATCTATATCATCAAAATGTTCTTCCAATGCATCGGCATCCCAAAAACCTGCAGGAACGTTAGAAGTGATGTTGTATTCTTTGAATTCCTCCTCGGTGAGTTCCCGATTAGGAACTCTTACATCAATAGTTTCATTTCCTCGATCTAACTGAATTAAAACCTTTACACGTTGATGGCCGGCAATAATTTTATTGTCGGTGTTAATGGCTGGAACTTCGGCCAGGTTAAATTTCTCCAGGCTTTTTACAAGTCTTTGCTTTTTTTCTTCGGTAAGGATCCTGGGGTTGTACTCAAAGGGTACCAGGTCTTTTACTTTTCTTTTTTCATTGTGCCATTCTAATGGCGCGAGTAATTCTGAATTACTTAACTTTGTCATATCTCATCACATTTTTGATTATTTATGCCCAACTGATAGTTGAAGGCCTTATGGTCCTCCAGTTCCCAGTTGGGTTAATTGTAAAATGTGGTGAGATACTTTTGCAGCTGGGGGACTCTATAACAGCTCTTCAATCTTTTTTAAATCAAGCTGATGCCGGTGAACGGCTTTTTTTGTGCGGTTTATTTGCTGATTGATCTTTAAGCGCTCCTCTTTCCGGGTTTCTTTATCCAGGTTATTTTCCCAGGAATCTATTCGCTTATTTTTTTTATTGATATAGTTAACCAGGTTAACTTTTTTCAAATAGAGCTGCTGCCCGGTAAGGGAACTGAAGTCTTCTTCTGTTTTGGTAGGGAGTAAGCTTTTATGAATTTTCCAGTGATCAATCTCTTTCCAGATCATTTCTTTTTCTTGATCCAGCAACTCAATTTTAAGAATTAACTCCAGGGCTTTAATTTCTTTCTCTGGAGGAACCGCGTTTAATTCGAACTTTAAATCGCACATCTCAAACCAGACTTCTCGAATTCTTTTAAACCTGGGGCGAAGCTCCGCCGGAAGATCTCCGTACTTTACTTTTTGAAAATAGCTCTGACTGCTTTTTTGGATTAAAGTTTCTTTATCCGGATGCGCTGCCGTTTTTACTGCGGGAGCTTTCTTAATAGGTTCAGGTTTTTTCGCAACTGGTGCTGCAGGTTTCCTGGACTTGCTTAATTGCCGAAGCTCCTTAATGAGCACTGCGAGGTTTCGAGGATTTTTTCCACGTTGCAATGTTGCCAGGGTTCTGGTTTTTACTGCAGAAGATTCGGCATATAATTTTACACCGGTCTCATAATCTTTGTGCTTATCCTGGAGCCATTCTTTAATTTCCATATTTCAAAAGTCCGAATGGCACAAGTCAAAATAAAGGACATAAAAAAACCGCCTGGAATTGCACAGGCGGTTTTTGCTAACTAACTAAAATTAAATTAAGAATACTTAGGAAAAGCCTTTCAATTTTGTCTCCAGCACTCGTTCCACTGTCTTGGTATCGCTTAAAGAAGCTAAGCGTTCAGCTTCTTCAGGAGATCTGGAGTTCAATATCATTTTTGCCACCTCTTTATAATTAAGGTTTTGATTTTTTAAATAGCTTTCTGCCTCCGGTCCTAATTGAATCCAGGGAAAGACCCGGCGCGAAAGTTTATAAATGGCAAAAGCTTTGTCATCACTTACTTTCTTTTGCGCGTCAACAAACCCAATATTGGGAATATGGAAACGGCCGGGTGCTATTTTAAATGCTTCACTCATTATGGTGCAGGTTCTGGTACCGGTGCAGGGAATTCCTGAATGGTCCCTGCATATACTGGAGCAATAGAACCAGAACTATCAGTGATCTTAATTGTCACGCCTACAGAATCACCAGGTTTTTGCCCCCCGGTTGGAGTTACTTCGCTCATATAAGCTGGAGACAACTCACTACCAATTTGCTTAACAAGATCTGTTCTCTCTCTAACCAATACAATTCCTGGAACATTTAAATACTTACGTATCCAACCTCCAGTTCTTGCGCCTGTATTTGGCAATGTACCACCAAAGTTATTGGCAATACTTAAACCACCTTTTTCACCTGCTTGGGCGCCATCTACCAAACCTGTATCAGGTTTTATGTATAGTTTGTGAAAGCCTCGGCCTTCCTTGAACGTATGTGCTTCAGCAATAGTTCCAAGGGCTGTTAAACTTGCTGCTTCACTCTTCTTTGGAACTTTGGCAATAGAAGCAAAGTCAGAAAGCGCAGCAAAATAAACCCCTACTTCACTTACACCAGGTGCAATTTCATCATTAGGGCAATAATCTAAATTTTCCAATGGAATTGGATCTTCGCAATTTTCAGCCATCTTATTCGTGTATTTGGGTTAAGAAGGAGCTGTTCCCATATACCAGTTCAGAAATTATTTCCTCGGTTTCAAGGATTTCTTTCTGGCTCATAGGGTGCCCATCTATATTCAGTGTTTTAGGAGCTTTCTCTTTAAAAGCCCACTTTCGGCCACGTTCATCTTCATAATGATCGCTTACCTTTTCTTCTTCAGAAGAATTCTCTTCATCTGATGCTCCGGATTTTTCCGGATCCTCTTCAGAAGTTTCCGGTTTCTGCTCAGAAGTTTCCGGTTTCTGCTCAGAAGTTTCCGGTTTCTGCTCAGAAGTTTCCGGTTTCTGCTCAGAAGTTTCCGGTTT